TCAAACATCGAGACATACACCCTGCTGTCACCCTCCTTGCGCGGGATCGCGGCAAGGTTCACAACGGGGTCCAGGGTGATGTACTCGCGCCCGTCCTTGGAAACGTGGACGTGACCAACGGTCAGCCACTTCCTTTTTTCCACGCCGTTGCGGTCTGTGTAGGTATCCACAACAACCACCAGTTCCTTGATAATCATCTGTGTCGTCTCCTACCGGCTGTGCCGGTTCATTTGAAGCCATTGGGCATAGGGGACCGGGTTGCGCCCTGCCGCCTGTTTGGATTCCGCATAGGACAGGTATTTCTGACGGTTCTCGCCGTCCAACATCCTGCCAGCCTGGGTGTTCCGTTTGACCAGATTGGTCAGCACATTGCCACCCCTCGCGGATGCGTTCTGGATTTCTTCTCCGGAGCGGGCCGGATCGGGTTGCAGCATGCACATATCGGCTCCTTTCGTGTCATGCCGTGGGATACGCGGGCTGCGGGCCGGGTTCGTTCTCACGCGGGTTGGGCGAATTGGTGGCGCCCTGGTCGCCCTGCTGGTTCGGATCGCTGCCGGCGTCTCCGGTGGGCTGGTCGCCACCATTGCCTGTTGCGGCCCGGCCGCTGGCGGCATTCAGGGCGGTGATGGACGGCAAGCCCTCGATGATGGCGTCCTCCAGTTCCACCGTCTCGTCCATGCGCAGCAGAAGCTGTTTCAACCACCAATTCGGATTCAGGTTCGGCGATTGCAGCAGGAATGGCGCCACCCGCTCCATGTTGGCGAGTTCCTGCGCCTTGTTCGGTCGACCGGATGAACCGGCGCGCACTTCAAGGAACAACTCCTCGGCAATCTCCGTGCCGGTTAGTTCCGGCCAGACGGCACCGGGGCCGGCGATCTTCTTGGCAGTCTCAGGGTTGATTTCGCGCAGCATGATGGCGCCCGACTCGCGGGCAATCAGACTGAGGAAATCGTCCAGATCGTCAATGTCGCTGGTCACGTCGTTCATACGGGCGCCTTCCGCAACGCTGACCTCCGTGGCGCTGCCACCAGTGATCTGGCCGAAGTTGCCGGCCTGGCTGCCCAGCACGCGCTGCATGTCTTCCTGATAGGGGCCGGTGTCGTACACCGCCGGGTCAATCGGGAATGTCGGCTTGGGTTGCAGCACGTCCGCCACCTTGACGCTCGGCGGGATGGACAACTCAATAAACTCGGAATCCACATGGGTTGCCAGCCGCATCTTGTCATCGCGCTCCAGCAGGCCGGATGCGCCTACATAGCCGGGGCGGTTGGCGATGCGGTGCTGGCGCAAGCCCTCCCTGGATCGGTTGTGCTCCAACTGCATGGGACGGGCAATGGTCACGTCGGAGACGGGGAACAGGGACTGCCCGGTGTCGTCGTCATCGTCGTCCAGTTCGTTGAACACCAGGCCGTAGATCGGGATAAACTGCTCGACGCGCACCTTCGGCGGCGACGGCTCCTCCAGGAAGTCGAGGCAGCCATCGGCGACGGTAAACACCGTGCCGGTGTCGCGGTCGTAGATTTCCCACACGCAGAACTTGCCCTCCCGCGTCTTGTGGCGACGCCCGCCAGACTTCTGGTAGGGGTACTCGTAGGTCTTGCCGCCGCCGGACTTCACGTCGTAGCCATAGATTTCCTTGATGCGGTCGGCAGTGAACATGTATTCCTGCGCCACCCAGCGCGCGCCCAGCCAGCCCTTGACGCTGTAGCACTCGGTATCCGGGATGATGGCAGTGGAGGCCGGGAAGTCCAGCACCAAGCCCTCGCGCACGATGATGTCCGGCTCGGCGCTCAGTGTCTGCATGGCGATGCGCAGTTCTTCCATTTCCGCCATGCCGTCAAATACATCGCCCTCGGCAACCTGCGCGGCCAGCCGCTCCAGGGTGTTCAACTGCTGGGTCACGTCTGCCATCCGCTTGGCGGTGTCTGGCGACTTGCCCATGGCGCGCTGAAAGCCCAGCTTGACGTAGCCGACACCACAGGTCTTGGCGCGGCGGATCATCTGCTTGGCGCAGGTCTTGAACGGGGGGATCGGTTCGTTCAGGAAGTAGTTGAACAGGATCACCATGGTCTTACCCAGGCGGTCCAGCATCACCCGCTTCTGCTTCACCTGATCCAGTTCCATCATGGTGGCCTGCGCCTGCGGGTCGCCCGCCATGGCTGCCTGCATGGTCGTGACCAGCGACTGCGGGTCGCCGTCCCACAAGGTGTAGTCCAGGGTGTCTCGCCGCCGATAGGTCGCCTTGGGGTTCTTGGCGTACATCGCCGCCACGGACTGCTTCAGATGGCGCAGCGTGATGTTGGCAACGTACTGCCCGTCCACATCGACCGGCCACTGCCTGCCGGCAGCGAAACGCACATCCTTGCGCATCTGCTCAAACCGCTTGCTGAAGTGCTCCTTGGCGCTGCGCACCCGGTCCTGCCATTCACCCACCAGGGCCGCGCGGGACTCGTCTGGTTGGGGTTGCTTGTCTTGTTCGTCCACGTTCGCGTCCTTATGGTCAACATCATGTTGACATTCTAGTTAAAAGCCATTGAGCCGCCTAGCACGTTCCTCGGTTTCTCGCTCCAGGCGAGCGGCCTGCTTCACCCAGGCCAGCGTGCCCGGCTTGAGCACGTTGCCCTCCTTGCGCGGCCCGGCGGCGCGTACCTGCATGCGCAGCCCCTGGCCAATCAAGCCGCACATGTCGGCGGGGTCGTCATCGGCGTCCTCGCCGGAGCCGGTGAACTTCAGCATCACGGACAGGAAGTTCGGCCACCACGTCGCAAACGTGGGGAATCGCACCTTGCCCTGCGCCATGCGGCCACGGAACGACACCGCCCTGGCGCCCTTGTCGCCGGAGGTCGGGAAAAGCTCGACGCTGAAGTGGACGCGCTCCTCCTGCATGCGCTTCTCCATGAAGGGGCCGACCGACTTCTGAATCTGCCCCTTCTCACCGTAGAAGGTGAAGATCGGGTATTCCTTGGCGTAGCGGATAATGCGGTCCACCACCTGATCGGATGACTTGCGCTCCCAGTACAGGTCGGGCAGCAGCCACAGGGTATCGTCCTCGTCCAGCCCCCAGTGCCCGATGCAGGTCTTGTCGCGGTTGCGCTCGGGGGAAATCGCCAGGTCGCCGGACAGGTAGTGACGCAGGTTCTTCGGCAGTTCGCCGGGCCTGTAGCCAATGAAGTGGTCACGGTGGAAGAAGGCGCCTTCTGGTGGCGTCGGCCGCCCCATGTACATGGCGTTGAAGGACAGCGGGTTCAGTTGCCGGGCCGTCTCCAAGTGCTTGACCGGGAACCGCTCCGGCCACAGCGAATCACCCACTTCGCAGCCAATCGCCTTGGCCATCGGCTCGGTGTCGATGATCGCCGGGATGTTGACGTAGGTGAACTTCTTGGCGATGTCCTCGTTGTAGAACGGGTTGGTCTTGTCCGTGAGGCGACCCACGAGGTCGTCTTCTGACCATCGGGTCATGACGATAATCAGGGCGCTCATGGCGTGGCAGCGGGTCCAGACGACGCGCGTGAACCACTGCCAGATTTGCTCCCGGATGGTGGCGGATTCCGCCTCCATGGCGTCCTTGATGGGGTCGTCAATCACCCACAAGTCTGCCGTCCGGCCGGTGCCGGCGCCGCCGCGCCCCAGCATGGCGATGCGGCCGCCGCCCTCGTTGGCCATGTATTCCTTGGACTTGGAGCCGGTCTTCAGCTTGTACTCGGGGAACACCTGAAGATGCTCTGGCGAAGCCAGCAGCGTGCGGATCACGTCGCCCATTTCGTTGGCGCGGTCCTGGGAATAGGTGCCGTACATCAGTTGCCGGTGCGGAAACTTGCCGGAGTACCAGGGCAACAGGCTGCGCGAAATGATGGTGGTCTTGCCGTGCTGCGGTGGCGCCGAGACGCACAGGTACAGCAGTTCGCCGGAGGCGATCCGCTGCATGGCGTCGCACAGCACCCTGGCCAGCGGCGTGGTGCGATACAGAGTGGCCAGCGGGTCGTCCTGGCGCTGCGGGTCCGGCATGGTGTGCCGGATGTAGGTCAGCAGGTCATCGCGCGCGTCCGCCGCTTGCAGGATGCGCTTGGCCTTGGCCACGCGGTCAAGGTATGCGGCCTGCGCCTTGGCAAGCTCTGCTGCCTTGGCGGCAAGGAGTTCGGTGGTATTCATTTAGATGCGTACAGCGAAGAATCCGGCCATCGAGTTATGGAATTCAGGCCCGCTATGTGTGATACGGATGTCCACTCTGGCGTTGTCGGTATCTTCTATGGCTGTGACTGTCAGGACGGTGGAAACCCCG